AACAGTATAGATATGAACAGAATACAGAAATTAGAAGCTGAAATACAGAAGCTAAAGAAACAGGAAGCCGATAAAAAAAAGGCAAAATATCAATATCTCGTTGGAAAGTGTATTCACATGGCGCATACTTCTTACGAAAAAATCACAGCGATAGTTAGGGTAAATACGGATGAAATCGGTGATGAAGTGGGATATGATTGTATACATGTATATTTTGACAACAGAGAAGATGTAAGTAATAGTGATTCAAGTATCCAACTTGCATCTTACGCAGGTGAATACGTGGAACGGATTGAGAAAAATATTATAAGTCAAGAAGTTTTTGACAAGGCTATGGATGATTGTTTTGCGCATATTAAAAGAATGTCTATTAACGTGTAACTATAAAAAAGATGAATATCAATAAACTAAGAAAAAGGTATTTCAATTATCATCGTAAGCAAAGGCGAAATCGGTATTTAGCAGCTTATAAGGAATTGAAGCATGAGATAGAAAAAGAGTCTAAAAGAGGCAAATTGAGCATTCGTTTTCGTGGCAAGTTTAACTATGAATACGCAGTGGCAGCAAGATTGTTTTTTAGTAAGAATAAGGATTTCTATGTCAGAGTGAAATTAGAAGAAACAGAGTGGAATAATGAGTTCAAAGCCATAGAAATATTGATTAGTTGGGATATTAATGATGAGCCAGTGTATGATGAGTCAATAGCTTTTAATATTGATTCAGATGATGAAGAAGATTAACTAATAACTAAATAAATATGAATATAATACCTATTACAACAAAAGATAATCTTTCTAAAGAACAGGTTGAATATCTACAAAAACAGCAAACTGAATATAAACTTATTAATAGAATTAAAAAGAATCCGGGACATACTTTATTCTCATTTAACCGAAAAACAGGAGAAATAAAGAAAGCCTCTATTGTATATAAGGTTTCACTTGGATTAAATGGAAATCCTATAACCAAGTCAGAAACGGTTATAGAACCAGACTGTTATTATGAACAAGCTTTGAATGAAAAGAATTTTAGAAAAAGACTGAAAAGAATCGGGCTATTAAACCTTTAATAAGTAAAAATGAAGAAGACATTTAAAGCATGGGCTCAAGATAAAGATTTGGATGAATTTTTATCTCCGGGTGACTATATTGACGAAAGGTTATGTAACTATATAGCGGAAATCATTTGTCCTGCATATTGTTCAAAGGACTTCGTTCAAGGATGTGATGCAATTAAAAGTGAAGGTGATGTATTGTTTTACATGACTGTGTACAAGACTGACGATAACCGATACTTATACCTCGGTATTCTGCCAGAGTTTAAACAGTAATTCATAACAATATAGGAATGAATAAAAATGTATCTAAATATGCTTCTGAGCATTGGAGCAATAGCGATTATAAGGTAAGAGCCGAAATAGCTCATCAAAAAAGTGTATGTGTAGCTACTTCTGTTGTAAGAAAAGCTGTACTGGAAACCTTTGAAAAGGCTTTCTGTCTTGGTGAGGAAGAGATGAAGCATAAAGCTACTGAAGCGTTCCGCCATTTTGTCGAAGATTATTGTAACGAATCGGGAAGAAAGGATATTGCGGCAGAATCGGAACACTATCTGAAGATATTCAATGAATTAATTAATGCTTAATCATAAAAAGTATGAAACAGACATTAGAACAAGCGGCTATAGAAGCTGTAGAAAATCACTATGGAATGGATTACGATGGGAAAATACATGAAATGTATATTCTTAGGGAGGCATTCGAAGCTGGTGCTGAATGGAAAGAAAAGCAATCCCCGTGGACGTTGGTAAAAGACAGATTGCCTGATGAGAGTGAACTTGTACTTTGCCGAATGGTATCCAATGAAGCCATTGTTAGTGGATTCATATTTATCTCTCCTGACGGATTGCCGTGTGTCGCAACCCTACCTAACTTTGAATTTGACGACTATAGTGGGTATGTGTGTGATATGTGGATGCCGATACCTAAGTTTAACGAATAATATCATGAAGAGAAGGATGCAAAACAAAATGATGAAAAATCCGGGTAGGTATAAATTGCATCAGTATTTGAAATATGCTCATCAATGGGCAAGTACTATCGCTTATAAGTGCCGTTTATACCTGATATTGGAGAGTGGTAAGATAATTAGAATCGAAAATTAAAAATCAAGCCTGAACTATTCGGAATCTCCTAATAGTTTAGTAGTTCCAATACTTTTTTAAATGATATGCATCCCCAAATGTCTTTGATGTTTGGGGATATTTTTTTGAAAATAAAATTTATATTATGGAAATAAAAATAGATCGGAACTTATATGCTGATTCATTAAAAGCGGCATTGAAAGTAGATTTTCTTAAAAGTAGTAAGGAATTAAAATTATATGCAGCCTCTATCTATAACGCTTCGATGTGGGCTAGGGGAGTTGATCGCAAAAATAGATATATTCGAAGTAAGCGGCAGGCTGTAAAATAAGAAAGGAGAACCGAGCACACGACCACTCAGCCCTCCCTCACACGATTATAGTACAAATATACTATTTACTTTTTAAATAATCGTGTTATGGTGAAGGAATTTTCAATAATATCAGAGTTAAGAGAAATTCGCAAAAAAAAATCTTGGTTATCAGAAAGAGAGCATGAGCTTGCTGTGCCTATATTAACTGATATAGAGCTTATCCCGGTTATATATGGATGGTTTAGTGACATCTTGTCTAATATGGATTTCCCTCCATGTCTTGATAGTGTTCTTCAGCGTAAGAAGTTTCTCTATATTATTCTTTTTCTGTTTGCTCCAAGTACTTTGGCGGGAGGTAGAATGCCAAATGGAATAAGAAAATCCTTAGAGGATTTGTTCAGTCATGTAAGGCCATGCACAATATCTAACAATGTCGCTGATACCGTTTTCTTTTATCAGCAATATAAAGATTTTAGGGCGGATATAGATAATATTTATATCCAAATTATGGATCGTTTAAAAGCCAAAGGACTAATCAAATAATTAATTCAGCGTTGCGGAAAGAGGGGAAAGAATTTATTTCTCAACCCTCTTTTCTTATAAATAACAAACCTTCTCCCTATTGTTTGATATTGGTCGCTTGCTAATTTATGTATTATTATTTTATGAAATATCTTTGAAAACAATAACAAATCAGAGAATCTATTTTATAAATGGCGGCACCTAAAGGAAATCAATTTTGGAAATTAAGAAGTAAACATGGGAGAGATAAATTGTTTGCTACTCCCGATTTACTTTGGGATGCTGCATGCGAGTATTTCCAATGGTGTGATGAAAACCCTTGGTGTGTTATCAAAAATAAAACAAAGGGTAAGACAAAAGAAAAAGAGGAAACGCCAACCCAGCGACCTTATACGCTAACCGGTTTCTTGTCTTATTGTGGAGCGAATGAAGCATATTGGAGACAATTTAAGCAAGCAGAACATGAAGAATTTTCTACGGTCGTATCGCGTATAGAGAATATAATCGAAACCCAACAGTTGGAGGGTGCCATTGTTGGGGCATTTAATCCCAATATTATAGCCCGCAAGTTAGGTCTCGCAGAGAAGCAGGATAGCACTATAAAATTAAAAGGGAGCATTCCTGTTATTGAATTTTTAAAAAATGGAGGGGTAAACAAATGATCCTTTTTGGAATAGTATCTCAGCCTCCTTATGCTCCTCTGTATGAGAATACAGATAAGTTTATTACACTTGTGACGGGTGGGAGGGGAAGCGGTAAGTCTTACAATGTTTCTGTGTTTTTGGAAAGGCTTTCATTTGAGAGAGGACACAAGATTTTGTTTTCTCGATATACAATGTCTTCCGCAGCTATGTCTATTATTCCCGAATTTCAAGAAAAAATAGAATCAGATTTCGCAAGTGAGTTTTTTGACATTACTAAAACAGATATAATAAATACCTACTCAGATAGCTCTATTTTGTTTAGGGGTATAAAAACTTCATCTGGAAACCAAACAGCTAAATTGAAATCTATACAAGGACTTACCACTTTTGTTTGCGATGAAGCAGAGGAATGGACTAGCGAGGAAGATTTTGATAAAATAGTGCTTTCTATTCGTCAAAAAGGCATTCAGAACCGGATCATTATAATAATGAATCCTTGCGACTCCAATCACTTCATCTATAAAAAGTACATTGAGAATACTCATAAACTGGTAGACATTGATGGTGTGCAGGTACAGATTTCCACTCATCCGAATGTGCTTCATATCCATACGACCTATCTGGATAACTTGGAGAATCTTTCTCCGGAGTTCTTAAAGGAGGTTGAGGACATGAAGGTGAGCAATCCAGAAAAGTACGCCCATGTGGTTATCGGTCGATGGGCGGATGTTGCGGAAGGTGCAGTGTTTAAAAAGTTTGGAATAGTAGATGAGTTTCCTTCATGGGCTAAAAAGGTTGCTAATGGCATTGATTTTGGTTTTACTCATGACCCCTCAGCTATTATTCGTTGTGGAATTGTAGACAATGACTTATACCTGGATGAGATATGCTATAAAACGGGTATGCTTTCTTCTGATTTAATAAAAGAGTTGAGAAAGTATGATTTATTCGTATATGCTGAAAGTGCCGACCCTCGTTTGATTCAGGAAATAGCCAATGGAGGTATTATAATATATCCTGTACAAAAAGGCCCGGGGTCCATTATTGCCGGTATTGATAGAATAAAAGACTTTGATAATATTTTTATCACTAAAAGGTCTTATAATCTAATACGGGAAGCCAGAAACTATGTATGGGCTAAAGATAAAAATGGAAACTACATTAATGAGCCAGAGGATCATGATAATCACGGATGGGATGCCGTTCGGTACTATGTGAATGGAAAGATTTTAGGTAACATTATAGTATCTCAGAATTATTCTAAATCAGATTTAGGGTTATAAAAAGATTATGATATGGATTTTATAGGGGCAATATTTAATGTTCTTCGGAACAAAGTTTTAAACTCTATGGGAGTTGAACGTGATTTGATGAAGTTGATTCAAGATAAGGATATCAGCCGAGTACAAACACTTATGCAAAATAGAGATTCATGTGTTAATGACGCTATTAAAGAATATAATCCTGAAACACATGCGGTAATGAATCGCCCTGATAAACCGCGCAAAGGAAAGGAACCTTATAAGGTTGAAAAACTTCCTCGCTGCCGACAAAGATATATCAATGAGGTTGAGCTTTTCTTTCTTTTGGGAAACCCTATAAAATGGAAGCCTTCTTCTGATGTAGAAGGTAAAGATGAAGCTTTTGAAGCATACACTCAATTCTTGAAAGATACGAGATTCAATACCACCATGAGACAAGCCAAAAGACTGGCAGGTGCTGAAACTGAGAGTGCCAAGGTGTACCACATATACAATGATGCAGGCAAGCCGTCGGTAAAGGTGCTGGTTATTTCAAAGTCAAAAGGTTATACGTTACGTCCATTGTTTGACCAGTACGAGAATATGATAGCGTTTGGTTATGGCTACTTTATAAAGGAAGGTGATAAGACTGTTGAACATTTCGATCTGCAAACTCCAACATTTATATTTCGATGTAAAAAGGCTAATATTGGATGGGATGTAGTTCCTATTCCAAACCCAACTGGGAAAATTAATGTCATTTACTATCGACAGGAAAAAGCATGGTATGGAACCGAGAATCGTTGTAATAGAGAAGAAATGATTGATTCGAAAGCCGCTGATACTAATAATTATTTTGCTGATCCCAAAGTGAAAGCTACAGCGGATGTGATAAAATCATTGGCTGACCCTGATACTGTGGGAGAAGTTATTCAATTAACTAATAAGGATATGAGTGCGATTGATTATATGGCTCCTCCAGAGTATTCTTCAATGAAAGAAAGTGAAAAAAAAGATTTGAACTCTTCAATTCTATTTGATTCATTTACGCCCGATTTTTCTTTTGAAAACATGAAAGGGTTAGGCACTTTGTCCGGAGAGGCTTTAAAGCGTGCTATGGTCTTGGGATTTATTAAAAGAGATAACCTGAAAGAGGTATATGACATATTAGTTGATCGTGAAAAGAATCTTGTTCTTGCTATAATGGCAAATGTTACTCATATTCAATTAAGGGAGAAACTGCTTAATCTGAATATCGAACATGAATTTTCAGAGCCATTCAATGAAGATATTCAAGAAAAATGGTCCGCGATAGGCAAGGCTTACTATGATGGCATTATCTCTTTGGAACAATCTGTTAATATGCTTGCTTTAGCGGACAATCCATCTGAAGAAATAGAACGTATAAGATCAGAAAAACGGAATAATATAAAGAATGTTGAGGTGGAATAATAGCTAATAACAAACCTTTTACCAATTGTTTGTTATGGAGGCTTGAAATGTTTCTATAAGGCTTATATAATGCCTAATTTTATACTGAATTTTAAAAATATACGTATGAAGGAAAAAATATTTCAATCGTTAAAACAAGCTTATTCAAATCTTGGGTTAAGTGATGACATTTTTCAGGGACATGCCGAAGCATTGGAGGCGACCGGACTTGTAACTGATGAAAATTTGGCTACGATTGTGGCCGCTCAAAAAACATTCCTTTCTTCTTTGCAAAGCGGTATTGATAAGCGAGTAACTGATGCTGTAAATAAAGCAAGAGAGAAGAAAGAGGAAGTAAAACTGGATGAAGGGGGCGAGAGGAAGCAACCTGATATTCAGAAATTGATTGATGATGCAATTGCGGCAAGGTTGAATCCGTTGCAGGAAAAGCTTAATTCTTATGAAGCAAAGGAGGCTCAAGCAGCAAGGGCTAATTTTATCATATCAAAGGCCAAGGAACTCAAAATCTCACAAGGAAGAATTGATGAAGGATTTGCAATATCCGAAGATATGGATGAATCGGCAATTGATTCCTATTTGTCCAAAGTGAGACAAAATGAGGTGGCAAGAGGTTTGGAGGATAAAAGTTCGGCGTTCTCCTTATCTACTCCCGAAGATCAAGGTAAAGAATTGGCCAAAGAATGGGCTAAAGACTTGCCGGACGCAAATTAAAAATAAAAATTATGGCTATTGTATTTGAAAAAGGAACATTGAAGGGAAATTTCCCTGTTTTCTGGAGAGGTGAATGCAAAGTCCTTCCGGGTGATTTTAAGCTAAAACAGACATTTCCAGAAGGGACACTGATTCGAAAAGGTACACCTATCGCATTGGATTTTTCAAAAATGGAATGCGCTGTTTGTAAGGCAGTCAAAATCATTGCAGGAGGCACTACGGCAGCTCCAAGAGTAATTAAGGGAAGTTTGGTTCAGGTGGGAGAAGAATTGACCATCGGAGAAAATAAACAGGCTATTACAGCTATTGATAGATCAAATGCTGATTATGATGTATTGACTCTCGCTGCAGCTTTAACCGGTGCTACAAAAGATGTTTTTGCTGTTGTAGCGGGCTACGAACCTAACGCTGTGGTAGAAACGGACTACGAGTATAAAACCAATATGAGTTTTCAGACTGTTTCTGCTGGTTATGATGTGGTTATTCTGAAAGAAGTGGCTTATCCAATGCCAGATGATTGGTTGTTGGGTGGCTGGTGTATGAAGAATAATCCAAGTATTAAATATGTAAGACAATAAGATATGCCAGGATTATTTTATAGTTCAATTTTTGGCGAGCTCACCAAACAAGTGCAGGTTCGCATTGACGCGGCTTCAGAGCTGCGCAAAAGATTGTTTGACCAGAATATCTATGAAAGATATCTGGATTGGGATACACCTACTATCGGCTTGAACTTTGAAGAGTTGATCGGACAATACAATTTAAGTGTTGCTGCTGCTACTTTGGATTCAAAAGGCAAAGAACCTATTATGGGAACCGATGGGCTAGAAACTTTGAAACAGAAAGTACTTACTCATCAAATGAGTTATTCAATGCCTATTGAGGAGTATCGAAAGGTTTTGCAGATTCTTGACTCTCGTATGTTGACGGATAGTCAGAAGACTCAGCAGCTCATAAATTTGATGTGGAATAATATCACGAAGGTTGTTAATTCCATTCAATCAAAACTTGATATTATCTTTTTGGGAGCTTTGTCTAACAAGGGTATTTTTACTTTTGATGAAAACAACAATCCTGAAGGCGGTTTACGTGGTGTAATTGACCATAAAATGCCTGCGGAGAATATTGCTAGTGTAACTACTAGTTGGACTGATGCGAATAAAGATACTGTAGATTGTTTTGAAGATATTCAGGAAATTTTGGATGCTGCGCAAGATAAGGTCGTATTTGATAAAATTCTTCTTTCTCAGAAGAGATTATCGTATATTCTTCGCAATAAAAAAATGAAGTTGGTTATTTTCGGCCAAGATAAATCTTCTACTCCTTTGCTGTTGTCTAATCTGAACGAGTTTATGCGCCAAAATGGTTTTCCTACTTTTGAATTGATTAGACGTACTACTCGTATTCAAAATAACGGGAAACTGAGTGAATATTCTCCTTGGAATGACAAGAATCTGGTGTTTATTCCCGCTGGAAAACTGGGAGTTATTAAAAATGCGTACGCTGATAACGAACTGAGACAGGAGCCGGGAGTTACTTACTCTAATTATGGAAGAATTCGTGTGTCTCAATGGGGTAAGGGAGAAACAGACAACTCTAATGGGGTAGAGTTTACTAAAGCTCAATCCTTATCATTACCGATCATTACCGAGATTAACGGTATCTATTCTTTGACAGTCGAGCAATAATGACAGTGGTAGACTACATAAAGCAGAGGTTTTCCTACATTGGTGAAATATCCGATGTAGGGGCTTCTGATTTTGCGGTTGATTTTGGTCTCGGGGAAGGCGATATAACGGATGAAGGGAAAAGGATTGTTGGAAGTTCTGTAGATGGGTTCATTGAAAAGAATATCTTGCATCCTACATCAGTTAATGAAAACAACTTTTCTATGTCGTGGAGTGCCGATTCAATAAAGTCTAATATCAAACTTCTGTTAAAGAAATACGGTATTGATTTGAATGAAGACACTGCTTCAATGGTAGGATTAGGGGTTATAAAAGATGTTTCTGATATATGGTGATGTATTTCTCTCCGCACATATTGCAAGTTAGAATTGAGGAATCCCCTTCGTATGATTCTGAAGGTCAGGTTATCGTTAAACCAGAAGAAGATCAATGGAAAATTGTAGGACCTTGCCGGTGCGATGATGATGGAACCAAGGAACTAAAGTCCGATAATGGTGATATGTATATGTCTCATTACCACATTGTGTATGACGGGAATCCTATAAAGGAAGGTGCTTCTATACGGTGTATGGATGGTTGCCAGGTAAGAGGAGAGGGAATCGCTAGAAGTCCTAAAAGGTGTAATTACTTTAAATACATGGAGGTCTGGATATGATCACTTCCTCTGATGCTGGTGCTATTTTGTATGATGATTGCAAGATATTTAATCTTCCGATATACCGAGACTGGTCCTTTCCTAAAAAGAAGGTAGACACGGATCGGATCGTTGTAATAGCAAAAAGCCTGTCTCCTGATTCTTATTGGACGAAAGGATTTGTTGAAGTAAACTTTTGCGTTCCTGATTATAAAGATAATGCTAATTTAAAGAGGCTTAACGAGTTGGAAAGGGGCGCATTGAAAGTTCTTGGGTATAAAACAGGAGAATTTGATGGCACTCGTTATCGCTATTCCATTGAAAGTAATGGCGTGGAAGAAGATTCAGAATTGAATTGTCATTTTGTAAATGTGAGAATTTTGTTTGAAGTTTTAAATGTAAAATAAAAAAATATGGCAGGAAAGAAAATTTCAGCAGTAGACATAAAAGAATTGAATTATGTTCTATTTGAGGATAATACAGAAGTTATTACCGAAGATTTGACTGGTTCGGCTTTGGCAGCTCTTTTGAAGACGGCCAAAAAAGTACTAAATGTTCATCAGGATACTTGGACCATCGAAGAGGATGAGCCAACTATTACCTCTTATAAAAACCAATTGACCGAGAAGACATACCGGCAAAGAAAGGAAATGGGTGATGTATCCATGAACTTTACAATTGGCCAATATGACTATGCAACTAAAGCCGACCTTATGGGTGGTACATCCACAGAAACGAGTTGGAAACGCTCTCGTGGAGTTGTAGATATCTATGCGGTTATGATTGCGCTGACGGAAGATAATCAGTATTGTGTATTCCCGAAAGGCTCTGTTGTAGCACGTGAAGCCAATACGGATAATGCCGTAGGTATTGCCGTTGCCGCAACTGCTATGGAACCGGAAACGGAGGCCGTTTCTTCTGAATACTGGTTTGATGCTTCCGAAGTCGTTGCTTCTGAAGCATCTCAGGTTTCGATGATGTCTGAAGAGTCAGCTTCTTCCTATTCAGGAAGTAAATCTTCAATCTAAATTTTGATTATTCATAAGTGAAGAGGGTGAAAGACAAATTTTTCACCCTCTTTCTAATTTGATCATATTATGAATGCAGCAGAAATCGTTAATGGGGCCATCATAGGAATGGACTTTAAAACAGTGATAATAAATGGTAAGGCTTATACAATATCTCCGCCTACGATACATAAGATATCCGGTGCGGGATATTTCTTAGCTAAGGTTTATGAGGGAAATTCCTTGCAGGATTTGTGTCTTTCTCTAAAGGATATCAAATGTGCTTCTGATGCCCTCTCTTGGCTTATAAAGGGAGATAATAGTTTGTCTGAAGAATTGTCTCAAGCAATGATAGAAGAAGTCGTATCGGGCTTGGAAATCGCTCTTTCTCTTATCTCTACTGAAAATTTTTACAAGCTGTCAGTTTTGGCGAAGAACGTAAAAATGCTGACAGCAAAACAGAAGTAATAGGCGACGCCTGTTTGCTGGGACAGATTGCAACGTTCATGGAAAATCTGCATCTGTCTTATGATGAAGTGGTATATAAGATACCTTATCGAAATCTGGTTATCATGCAAAAGGATAAACTGCATGTAGTATATGGAACTAAGGTTGATAAGGAGTCTGGTAGAAGTATGTCTGAGAGAAGAAGAAAAAATCGGAAAAACGAAAAATAGACTATGTTTTTACTTCTTGGTCAAAAAAAATACGGGGTGGATAATTTTTGAATAAGAAAAATAGGACAATTTGTGTCGTGGGGCTACTTTATCCTCCTGTTGCTTATCTAGAATGCTTTTTCTATCTTTGTCGGAAAAACATTATCTTATGGCAAATTATAATTATGATGAAGAAAGCGTGAAATCCATTATAAAGTGGGCTGAAACCGCACAATTACCCAAAGAGATTATACTAAGTGAAGCTGAACGTATCACCGATCCTAAGATTTATGTACAAACCAATATCTATGATATTAAAGAGCATTATCCGGACCCATTTTTCAATCCGGCTATTGATAGGTTGTATCGGTTAAAGGAATTTGTGGAAGGGGCTTAGAAATATCAATTTTAAATATTTAAAAAGCCCGATGTTTATTTCGGGCTTTCTCAAAACACCTATGATACATACAAATCCAAATCCCCGAATGAGCAAAAGTGAAGTTCTAGAATTTCGCTCAAATCTTCGTAAGTGTATATCTAATGATTTCACACCAGAAGAAAAATTTATAATTAAAGAGCAGATAAAGCGAATAAACAAAGTCGCAAAAAGAATTTTGGCTAATAATGGAGGGAAAAATCCTATCCTCGGATATTGACATCTCAATGTAGATATCGTTTATAATACTATGACTTTAGAATGATTAGGTCAAAATACATCAATCTTGTTTTTAAGGGCTCTGTACTATTCTTACCTGTACATTTAGCTTCTTGTGTTTCAGTGGAAAACATGTATATAAAATCGTTTTTCTCATAATAACTTAATGGTGCAGTCTCGTTGTATGCATCAACTATAATAAACCTACATCCTGTTTTATTGTGCGGATCAATAAACCATGCTTTTATAAAATCCATCAATTCATTCCCAATACCTTTTCTTTTAAATTTGCAATTGACTCCTAATCTACCAATTAGAACAGCAGGAAAACTATTTGAATGCTTCTCATGGGGGATTTTACTCCTAATTCTGCTTTTTCTGCTTGAAGGCAGGTCTGATACTTTGATGCTTGCATTTGATACAGTAAAAGCGCAAACAATTTCAGAAGGATCAGTATTTAGATAAAAACAATATGATTTCCCTAATAATTCGTCACTGTATAGGTAAGACTCATTATTAAAGAAATCATCTAAATCTTCATGTTCGCAACTGAAATTATTGCAACATTCTAATTTTTTCTTATCTAAGACGCAAAAAGTGCAATTCGCTTCTAAAAAGTCCACTGGAATTTATAAATTAGCCTTGGAAAGTATTGATGCACAAGATTTAACCTGCTTACTGAAATTTACAGTAGCACGTCTTTCACTTGCCTTATTTGCGTTGTTGACAAATACTTTGGCATTTTTCCCAGTCAATGTAGGTACACTTTTAATTGAAATAGCCATAAGTTTATATATTTATATTGTTTGACGCTGCAAATATAGTGATAACGTTACAACTAACAATAACAATAATATCAAAAATCATTAATTAAATCTCTATCAATGTCATTATCAGTATTATTAAGATCATTGCCAACTACATATACACCTTCATCTCTAAAAACACTTGAACCAGCATCTTTGTTTGCATGTCTATCTTTATTGGATTCTCCACCTGCAACACCAAAGATTATAAAGTGGGTAGATAACAAACAAGTTAATTTATTATTGCTTTTTTAGTGAAAATATTGTTATTTCCATTTTATTATTATGTGTAGCAAGATTAGTCACCCAAATTTTATTCCACATACGAGAAAATAAATTTCTTTCTACATCTGAATAGTCTTTACTCTCAATTTTCCCATATCCAGAATTATCTAAACCATAACAGTCAGCACAGAAATTTACAAGCTCTTTTAATTCATTAGTTAAGATATTACTTCTTCCTACAAAGGAGACATTTAGCTGATTCTCTCCGACTTCTATAATATTAAGTTCATAAAATATTCCAAGTTCAAGTTCCTTTAATCTGAGTTTGTAATGCTTTATCTCTCTGCCAAGCACATTGTTTTCTGAATGAGAATATGTTGGGTTATATTGAAATATATTATTTATATCTATGTGAAAGAAATCTGAAATGTTATTTTTCTTTTGTTTTTCTTTCTCTGATTTGTTCTTAAAGATGTCAAAAAGTCCCATTTTGCTATATTTTTAGATTATTTATTCATAAAATTGCCTTTCATATTTATGTGTGTTTAATAGCGCTCAATAAATAACTATTTATTGATATTTATCGAGATAATCTTCTTGGAAACAATATGTTTTATTAGATTCGTCTGTTGTTTTACATTTAAAAATATTAGGGGAGATATATCCAATAACCATTAGTTTTATATTTTCAGGTTTATATATAACTATGTCTCCTTCTTGAAATTTGGAGTCTTCCGGAAAATATTCTTTATTAATTTCAACATTATTATTGGAATCTCTTGATATAATTTCTTTCTGTTTTTTATTATTATGTAAATCTTTTCCAAAGAGATTTCCCATAATATTTTTAATTTCATTTACATTATTAGTCATTCCCCATATTTTGAAGAATAAAATAATTTGCAATACACCAAATATAATAATGACAACTGAAACAAAAAGCGTAATTTCCTCCATAATTGTGTGCTTTTACTGTTAATATTAATCACAAATTAACAAGTACTTACACAAAAAAACAAATTTATTCCTACTTTTCTTTGATTTCTGCCACAATTTTCTCCAATTCGGCTATTGTGGTGGCTTTATAGAAGTCTCCTTTGTGTTGAATTAGAGCAGTGAGATCACTTTCTCCTGTTATATCTTGTGGAGATACAAAGAGTTGCCAAATAGGTACGCTCAAAACATCAGCCATCTCTTTTAACTTTGCATTTGTGGGATTTTTAAACATAGCATTTACATTCTGCTTTGATGTATTCATCATGGATGCGAAGTCCGTTTTGCTAATTCCCTTCTCTTTTAAAATTTGCTCTATCCTATTCATTTTATAGTAATATTTGATTTTTACGCAAAGATAGGTGTTATATACGAAAGTAAAATAATATAATTACTAAAATGTGTTTATTACATCATGAGTAATCCTATCTATTTACCAATTAATGTTAATAGTAATGTTTTTGTTGTACTAATGCATTGGGCGGTAAAGTTAAAATATTACCTTTGCAATATCAAAGTTAAACAAATGAAATATGAAAACAAGTAAATACAATAAATCGGAGATTATGAAAGCTGCTCACAATATGTACAGAACGGGTAACTACCAAACCTTTGGTAATGCTCTCCGTAAAAGCTGGCAAGTTGCAAAATTCCGTGTAGAAATTGAAGCACGCAGAACTAGTACAGTAGCATATATGGAAAGCAAGAGACAAGAAGAAACACAAAGAACTTCTTGGATTGCCAAAGTAGAAGCAGATAGACAGGAAAGAGCTAGACAAATGAAAAGTGCTAAGATTGAAAAGGAATGCCGTTCTTATGGATATGGTTTGGGAAACCATTATTCAATGCTGAGCGGCTGGAGCAACTATTGTGGTGACTAATTATTAACCAATAAATAACAATGTAGGCAGGTGCCGCTAACACCTGCCTACGCAAAATCAATAACAGTATGAACACATCCATTATTAATTTCGACTGCAAAGATAGTCAAATTTCATGCAAATCATTTGGTATATTGAAAAATGTATGTACTTTTGTGGTGCGACACTTTTATATATATACTTGGTTTGTGGATTTTTTATGTCCGCAAATAAGCTACTGCCTACAATATAAGCAGAGGTTTCTCCGTACATATTCGCCCACAAGCCAATATGAAAGTGTCGCAACTTGGAGAAATTCTCTGCTTTCTTTATTTATTAACTTCTAATTTTCATTATTATGCGACACTTGAATGAAAATTACTCATACAGCAATAACAGCGCTGTATTAAGTACGTTGGCTCACGAAACGAGTAAAGTTAAGGTCTACGAACATCCACTATTTGGCAAAGTTCGTATGTTTGTTCAAGACGGTAAGACCTGGTTCTGCGGAACGGATATCGCAACCTCTTTAGGATATTCAAATTCGCGAGATGCAATTGCAAGACACTGTAAATCAAATGGGGTCGTGATTCACGACGTCATAGATTCACTGGGAAGGACTCAACAAATGAAGTTTATCAACGAAGGCAACATCTATCGTTTAACCGCTAAAAGCCAAATGCCGAAAGCCGATGAGTTTGAGAGTTGGATATTTGATGATGTGGTTCCTTCTGTTATAAATACCGGTAGTTATTCTATCCAGTCTCAATACAACATCCCTCAATCCTTCTCTGAAGCCCTTCAACTTGCAGCCGATCAAGCAAAGCAAATCGAGGAGCAACAGAAAGTAATCGAACAGAAGGATGCCAAGATAGCAAAGATACAGCCAAAAGCAGACTTTGCAGATGCAGCTTTTGAAGTGGAAGGAAAGGTAGACATAGGAATGTCCGCCAAGATATTAAATCTCGGTTTTGGGCGCAATACGTTATTTGACAAACTACGAAAGGCGGGCGTGTTCTTTGCCAATCGCAACGAGCCTAAACAGCGGTTCATTGATGCTGGATATTTCGAAATGAAAGAGAAGTTTATCGAGCGCGACAATCACCCGGGATTCGTCGTAACCAAGGTACTTGTCACTCAAAAGGGGTTGGCTTACATCAATCATCTGTTTGGCGGCAATCCTTCCGATGGTAAGCTAATAAAAATAGTATAGTCAATTCAACCATTTAGCGGTCAGTTTCAACGCCTGACAGCCACAATTATACCCAAAAACATGATAGAGATAGTAATATTATCGGCTTTCTTGTACCTCGGTTACAGGATATTTAGAAAGCCGGGAGAAAGATTCTTTTATTAACGATACATTAAGCAATATTATGAATACATCAACAATATTCCAGCGTATAAACAATGTACTTGAAGCTGGAGAAGCAATAGCAGAAAGGAATGAAAGAGCCGCAGAGAGAAACGAACGAGTTGCGAGAATGAATGTACAGCAATCCAGGAAGATTAAAGCACTTGTCGATCTGTTTGAAGAATCATACGGATATGTCTTTGAAAAGCGGGTAGCCAATATGAGCATCATTCGATGCAACGGGAACGCGAATTCAGGCTCATTCAACCTATGGAATTTGAACCGACATCTAGCACCACATAAATGATAATCAAGGGATGCGCAAGGCTTTCGACCAGCGTATCGCGTTGACGCCCCGCCAGTAACACGGCTGGCGGGAAGGTGGTGATAATATCCTTCACATGATTATTAGAACAGCCCTGAACTTAGGTTTGGGGCTTTTTTATACTTAAATTGTTAAATAATCAACGAAGTAACAAATTTGTTACTTGAAAATTTGGATATAAGTAACAGATATGTTACTTTTGCACAGTCAAACAAGAGCTCATTGAATTTTTTACATTAATTGCTTATGAAGTTTTCTGAACTGTATCAGCTACTGGAAAACAACGGGTGGAAAAGAGTAGAAGGCAAGAGACATAGTAAATATGTTCATCCTGATTATTCTAATTTTATTCCAGTAGGTAGACACCCTAGTAAAGAAGTTCCGAAAGGTACTTTGAATCAGATTTTAAAGAATGCGGGGTTGAAATAATACCCGCTTTCTTTTTTTTGATACAAATAAGCAATGCAGACAGGAAAAAGAAATGAGAAATGTGCATATTCAGTTCTAATTCAGGCAGTTCTACTTGTTTGAAGGGCTTTTTCTGTCTGTATATGCACATTTCTCATTTCTTTTTGATATAATTTAAACTAAAAATAAGATTACTATGGCTACAAAGGTTATTAAGGCTATTATTGAAAAGGCTTCTGATGGTGGATATGGGATATATTGTCCTGACTTAGAAGACATCTCTTTGTATGGATATGGCTTGACCGAGACGGAAGCCAAAGAGAACTTACAGGAAAATTTAGAAATGTTTATTGATGAAAGCGAGAATGAAAATATCATTAACGTATTGAATAATGGTAATATCTCATTTGATTATCAATATGACATTTCTGGTTTCTTTAAAACTTATAATTTCTTTAATATTAGTGAACTTGCCAAAAGAATAGGCATTAATCCTTCACTAATGAGACGTTATAAGCAAGGAATTACATTAGCATCTAAAGATCAAAAAAAGAAAATAGAACAAGAAATTCATATTTTAGCCAAAGAATTATGTGCAGTTCAGTTTTGAATAATTCAAAGCTTTTTGTTTGACAGCAATCTGTACTGAATCCTTCCTATTAAGGAAGGTATCTTGAGAAAGCCCGATGTCTTTTCGGGCTTTTTTTCCAAAAAACATTTTTATCTTTGCAACAGCTTAGCTAAAAAGCTTGGCATTAATGATGGATTAATGAGAATATGTAAAGATATGCTTTCTGTTCAATTTTGAAGTCGCTTTTGTTATTGAATCGAGAGTATAGCCCTGGGCTTAGGTCCGGGGCTTTTTTTGTCTAAAAACAAACAATCTTTCACTTGTTCGTTATTCTCCTTCCCTAAATTGGGTAAATTATGAAGGTGAGAATAACTTTACGAGAAAAATAGACTTATGAAAGTGAAAACGGACATATCTGGATTAGATGATTTTATTGATGAAGTGGAAAATGAAGTCAATAAAACAATAATAGAGATATCTCATGAGGCGGTTGATACACAAAAGACACGTAATCTAAGTGCTAATAAAACGTATCAAAATCATACTTGGAATTTAAGAAATGCTCCAGGAAGTGCGGTTATACGTAATGGAGAGATTATAGACATGTATATTCCGGCAGATGAAAATCATCAAGAGGCTAAAGCAAAGACGGAAGCTCTGATACGTAAAGGTAGACGTCGTAAGAATGTCATCATTATTGCGGATGGCATGGAATATGCAAGTTTTGTTTCAGCCAAAGGATATGATGTTGTAGATACGGCAGATATAATAATCAGGAACAAATTAAATGTCAAAAAAATATGGCAGGATTAAAATTTGAAGCGGATTTAAAAGAAACAATAAGTGATATCCTAAAGCTTAAGAATGGGATTAATGAATTGAAGAAATCTCTTTTAGAAGTTGCTGGAGTTCCTAACAGTGGTGCGGCAGTAAAGAAGCTGGAGGATCAGATTGCCAAGGCAATGGTAAAAATGGAGGAATATAGGAATAAATACACGCAACTTAAAAAAGCATACGATGATCTGAATAGCTCTAATGCTGCTGTTGTAAAAGTGCATGAAGAAACCAAAGCGTTGCAATCTGTCAATCAGTGGCTTGTTGCTAATATAAAAGCAGTACAAGATTCTGATGCAAAGGTACAGCAATTAAGAAAACAGTTTGAGACGCTTACAGCAGAAGAAAAAACAGGGGAAAAGGGATATGGAATCCTTTTACAAGTTCAACAGCAGGTTGCTGTGCGAAAAAAGGAAGAGGAGTCTATTCGGAAGAATATAAAGGCTCAGAAGGATCAAATTATACAAAGTGAATCAGAGGAAGGTAGTATAACTAATTTACGCAAACAGTTAACCCAACTAATTATTACTTATGATAATATGGGACGCGTTAGGCGTGAAGGTGGTGCTGGAAAAGCACTTCTTGCCCAGATTAAAGTTATACAGAATGAATTAAGTGCGGCAGAACAAGCGTCAGGACGTTTTCAAAGAAATGTAGGTAATTATTCTTCTGCCTTTAATGGACTTGGAATGTCTATTCAGCAGATAGCAAGAGAACTTCCTTCTCTAACAATAGGAATAAACATGTTCTTTTTGGCCATAAGTAATAACCTCCCGATTTTTGTTGATGAGATTCAGAAAGCAAGAAAAGAATATTCCGCATATCTGGAAGAATTAAGAAAGGGAAACACGGAAGCGAAAAAGATTGCTCCTGTATGGAAACAAGTTGCGTCTTCTTTATTTAGCTGGCAAACAGCATTAGTTGTAGGTATCACTTTGCTTACGGCTTATGGAAAAGAAATTTTTAATTGGGTTGGAAATCTTGTTTCTGGGAAAAAGGCTGTTTTGGACTTATTGTCGGCAGAACAAGAAATGGCATTAGCAAGAAATCGGGCTATTGAAAATATTAAAAAGGAGCAGATTCAGCTAGACCTTTTATATAATAAATTAAAGAATACTACGATATCTGATCGGGAACGACTTGCTGTTTCTAATGAATGGCTAAAAAGATATCCCCAGTATGCAAATGTGTTAAATGGGGAAAAGATTAATTTGGAGAATCTGGGATTGGCATATAAAGCTTTGAGTAAGGAAATATATGCTAGTGCTGTTGCAAGAAGTTATGCAGATAAAGTAGCGGAGCTTTCTATTAAAAAAGACCAAGAGCTAACAAAAGCCAGAAATCAATATGTGACGTATTTAAAAGCTCAGGAAGAATATAACTCAGCTCAGAATAAGTATAATAAGTTGCAAGAAGAATACAATAAAGGTAAATCTGTAGGGCAATCATTATCAGATTTGCGTACTGAACTTCCCTATATTAAAGAGAATATAAATAAGCAGAAGCAACTGTGGCTTGATATACGTGCAAACGTAAAGCAATACGATAAAGATATAGAAACAATATCAAATCATATAGATGCTTTTAATTTATTTCCCCAGCCCAAAGAAGGAACCTTTGACTATTGGCAACAGCAAAAGACTAATGCAGACAAAGCATTGAAAGAGATTCGTTCTGATATAAAAAATACATTGGATGCTGCAACCAAGGACAATAAAGACCTATTTTCCCTTGGAATTGATGAATCTACCGTTAAGGTTTATCAGAAAGCCATAAGTGACATAGCAGAGGCAAATAAGCAATTGGAGGTATATAGTGATAAGACGGTTGATCCTACATCAAAATTGAATGCTATTTCCAGTCAAGAAGATAAGATTTCCCAACTAAGGCAGAAGCAGGCTATTGAACGCAAACGTCAAGAAGAGGATTTAGAATACCAAGCCGCCCAAGCGAGAATTGACGCAATGGCTGAGGGTTCTGAAAAGGTGCAAGCTCAAATGAGATTGGACCACGAGAGGGAAATACAAGAAATCCAACGTCAGAAGCAGGAGTATATTCGCGCTAGAATACAAGAAGAAAAAGAAATATTTGACGCACAGGAAGAATTAAAAGCTAAAGAGGACAAAAAGTATAAGAAGAAAACCTTTGATGCCTCTACTGTAACTGTTGATACTTCCATCTTTGAGAAAATAACCAAGGCTACCATTGAAAGACAGGGGAACGATTTAGCTGAATATTACAAAGAAGTTCTTGCCAAGTATCAGGACTATACTACTAAACGTTTGGATGCAAAGAAGAAGTTCGATGCTGATCTTAAAAAGTTGGAAGAATCCGGTGGAACTGAAGCGCAAAAGGCAGAACTGGAATATCAACGGGAAGAGACCTACAAGGCGATAGATAGCGAGTTTGCCATGCGTGAAGATACGTTTCAGTCTTGGGCTGACGGGATTGCTGATATGGCATTGGAACAGTTGAGAAATTTATTGGTCAATGCAGAGAAGGAATTGGAACGCATGGAGTTTCTCAACCCCAATAATCCCCAATTGGCGGTTCAAAGAGCAAAGGTTGCTTCATTAGAAGAAGCTATAAATAAGAAAGAAACTGGTACTTCTCCTGATAAGCGTAGTAAGAAGGAATGGCAAGATTTGTACAATACTCTCTCTAAGGTCGAAAGAGAATTTGACAAAATAGGAAAAACAGTAGGAGGAACTGCGGGAGAGATTCTTTCAGCGGCAGGTGGTATCACAACATCAACGCTGCAAATGATTGACGGTATAGTGCAAGTCTCAGATAGTTCGTCTTGGTCTATGTTGGCTACTGCTACTGCGGCTGAGAAAGCTATAAAGATGGTTGAAAACGCTTCTGTCATTCTTGCCATTATTGGTGCAGCTTTACAGATAGCAACCAAAATAGCATCTTTATTCGGGAATAGCAGTATGGAATACTACGAAAGCCTAAAAGATGAATTGGGAGCGATCAATGAAATCTATGGAGATATAATTGAGAAAAGCAAAGAGAAGATTGTATTTGGCGGTGGATTTTCTTCCTTGGAATCTTACAAAGAAGCTAACGATTTATTAGAGAGACAGATTGAAAATTACCGAAAATTGGCGGAAGCTGGAGGCAATGCCAGGCCAACAGGGGCTCATTCTTATGTTTATCGTGCCAATAAACGGCTCAGTGGGCGGAGTGCTTCCGGTAAAAGTGGTGTTGAAGCGGGAAAGGGACGTTTTGAGGACATTTCTAAGGTATTGGGAAAGAATATAACGAAAGTCCAGGATTTATACAATTTGACAGGTGAGGAACTCTATCTTGTACAAACGAAATTCCCGGAAGCGTGGTCCAAGATACCGGAGGAAATAACTGATAGCTTACAGGCTATTATTGATTGTAGGGAAGAATCGGAAAAACTCAGAGATGCATTGAATGAGGCTATTACAGGTGTTTCATTTGATAGCTTTTACAATGAATTCATTGACATGCTTTCTGATATGGATATGTCTGCTGAAGACATGGCAGAAAACTTTGGTGAATACTTGAGAAAGTCCATTCTTGCGGCTATGGTTGCGAAAAACTTCCAGGAAGATATTAATGAGTTGTATGATAAGTGGGTTGCTGCCGGAAAAGAAGATTCATTGGGAGGCATGACTATTACAGAAGATGAAGCCCGGGATATCCAAGACGAATACAAGAAGCTTGTAGATGCGATGGTCCAAGCTAGAGACAATATGAGCCAGGCTTTCGGATGGGATTCTTCTGCAACTTCACAAGATTCTTCTTCCCGGGGATTTCAAACCATGTCTCAAGATACAGCGGACGAGTTGAATGGTCGGTTTACCGCTTTGCAGGTAGCCGGAGAAGAGACTAAGAATCAATCAATCATTACCAATGACTGGCTGGCAAAGATACATGCCTCCATAAGTGCAACTTACAAGGTTCCTGACATTGCCGGGGAAGCAAGAAATGTAGCGGTGAATAGTGTACAGCCACAGTTTAGCGTAGTCTTTCCTACAAAACAGATTGAATCCATTGCCTATGATGTTTCCACGTTGAAGGGGATAGTGGACGAGGTGAGGACATTGCAGGCTAATGCCAATATGGAAAGAGAAATCATGTCAGAAACTGCATCTACAGGGTTTAAGAAGATGGTTAACGGCCTGTCTGATGTGAAGAAGACTATGGATAATAAATTATAAAAACGTAAATATGGTAGATTTATTGATTAATGGCAAAGATGCGTATGCGTCATGGGGTATCAGAATGGATATCGGTTTTTTAGACGCATTATGCGCTCCTGCTTCTATGAAAGAATACATAGAAAATGAAAGTCGTCTGGAAAACGGTAAGCGAGTATTTACTGGCAATGCAAAGCTTGATTCTCGGGAAGTTACTTTGTCTTTCACTTTAACGGGAAAATCTCAAGAAGATTACCGGAAAAAAAAGAAAGCCTTTTATGATGAGTTATACAAAGGCGCGATGACAATTAAGGTTCCGGCTGATAGCACTGATGTTTATAACTTGGTTTATCTAGGCAAGAGCATATCGTATGCCCAAAACACGGCGCGTACATTTGGCAAATTATCAATCAAATTTCTGGAGCCTAATCCCGCAAATCGTAGTTAAAAACAAACCTTTTGCCAATTGTTTCTTATAGAAGTCCTAAAAATTAGGGCTTCTTTTTTTTATCTCCGACCTTTGAGGGTATGATAGTAGACATTAAAGATATATCCGGTCATACTCGTTTCTCCACTATTGTAAATAAGGGGAGCAAGAGAAAATTTACCTTAATGAAAGAGGACTACATTTCGTTGAACTTTAACATACCGGAACCTATTCAATTTAAGCTCGGGGATTATGTGGAAGATTCACGTTTTGGAAAGTTCGAACTTTGCGATCTGTATAAGCCTATTTACAACGCTGAAAATGGAGGGTATGATTACGAGCTTCGTCTTGATGCTTATTATTGGAAGTGGAAAAACAAAATATTTAAATTTACCCCTGAAACACCCGGTCAAGAAGCCTCTTGGAATCTTACCGATTCATTAGATGTTCAGATGAGTATATTCCTCAAGAATCTGGAATCTTTAGGATATACTTATGGAGGAACGGCTTATGAATTCACAATTGACAGTAGTGTTGAAAATAAAGCGCTTTTGATGTCTTACGAAAACATCAATATGTTAGATGCTTTGTCTCAAATGGCTGATACCTGGGATTGTGAATGGTGGGTAGAGAATAATCAGATACGTTTTGGTCGTTGCGAGTTTGGTGATCCTGTTGATTTTGAACTCGGTAAAAATGTGGCAGAAATGACGCGGTCAGATTCTCAGACGGTTTTTGCTACTCGTATCTATGCATTTGGATCAACAAGAAATATTCCTGCCAATTATCGACCTGTAGATGAATCTATAGTTGTCAATGGAGTGGTCCAGCGGAGGTTGATGTTGCCGGTAGGTACGCCTTATATTGATGCTTACCCTGATATGGATACAGAGGAAGCGATAGAAGACGTTGTTGTATTTGAGGATGTTTATCCGCGTCGGATAGGCACTATGTCGGACATTACTACTAAAGAGTATACTGATCCTGTTGAGAATGAAGACGGGAGTACCACTCTGGAAAAATGGAATGCGTATCGTTTTAAAGATTCGGGTATTACTTTTTCTAGCAGTTACAAAATAGACGGAGAAGATTTGCAAATAACCTTCCAGTCTGGCAAGCTTAATGGAATGGTATTTGGCGTTATCTTCAATCCTGATGGATTACCAGAGAAAAATAAAGATGACAGTTGGAATACTGACGCACAAGTTTGGGAAATTGCAAGAAATGAAGATTATGGTAGGCCGCTCCCTGGGGATGCTTTTATACCCAGCGATGGAGATACCTACATATTATCCGGATTTGACACTTCATTCGTTTCTGTTCAGATGGTTCCTGATGCCGAACAAGAACTCAAAGAAAAGGCGGAAGCTTACATGGATAAGGTTAAGATTGATCCCTCCACCTACTCTAACAAGATGATGCATGATTACATGTTAAATGAGGACGGCACATTTGAACTTTTTGAAGTAGGAGACAGAGTAAATCTGATTAATGCCGCATTTTTTGAAACAGGTAGCCGTCAATCACGTATTATTGGTTTTGAATACAATCTGGATATCCCTTGGGAGTCTCCTGTATATACGGTAGGAGAAACTGCGGCTTATTCACGTATAGGAGAGATTGAAGACAAAGTTGATTCGTTGACGTATAAGGGGCAAACTTATACTGGCGGTGGTGGTGGGGTGTATGTTATTGGAACGAATGACAGTACTCCTGCTTCGAATAGAAATGTTTTTTCGGCATTAAAATCCTTGTCAATATTTCTTCGTAAGGACAAATCAGATTCCACCAATTATTTGCTAAGGTTATTAGGAGGACTAGAGGTTGGCGAAGCTATAGACTCACTTATCGCGGGCAAGGGCATAATCGCGGATAATAAAGGGAGGATACAGGCTGACCGCATGGAGTTGCGGTCATCGCTGACCGTTTTGCGTCTTATCATCAACGAAATTCAGGCAATGTCCGGTGACTTCTCTTTCTCTGATTGTGGTACCATTGAAAAGGTTGAGTTGTTGGATGATGGTACTTACCGGCTTACTATGGAGAAGCGCACAGATACGGATTGGACTACATTAGAGGAAAACGACGTATTATGTTCAATCGTGAACTCGCTGTTGATCGGAGGTACCGACTACTATACTTCTTGGTTCAGACCAGTATCGAAAAACCGCAATGATAACACTTTGACTGTAGCCCTTTATCCCGACAGCGAAGTACCGGGCGGCAAGAACTACCCACCGGTTGAAGGGTATAATGTGACTCGTAAAGGTAATGCGAAAGTTCCGGATGCTGGTGAAGCTCCGAACGAGCGTGCTCAAAGCTGGCTGCTCTCATCCCGTGAAGGTAGGATCATGTTTTTGCAGAATGTGTTTAAGCCCATTCTCGAAGATTACAACTATGCGTTGACTCTTGGACGCTTCCCCAACGTAAAGATGATAGAGAGGCTTCCTATCGGCTCTACTGACGTCGGTGTAATGTCGAAGATAGGTGTTTTTGAGAAAATCTATGAAGCTGATTGGAATGGAACGATTATCCCTAAAAAGGTGGATCGTGGTGAATGGTCTTTGACTACAGCACAAGGTGATGAACCTTACCGATTTGTAGACTATGAAACCCAATTGGAGAATCAGAAGGTAATAACTACACTGGAACAGCATACCGTCTATCATTATGGCTGCAAATGGGGATGCCTGATCGATAAAACGATTGATGAACCTAAATGGAACTCCGCCGGTTGGGTATTGCTTGAAGGGGATAAGAACTACTACTTAGATTTTATTGCTCCAGGTGCTGCAAAACGCGGTCAAGTAAATATGGATATAACCGCATGGATTAAATACGCCAATCGTGACATAACTAATGTGTTACTGGCTACTACAGGTGTGTCGATAGAGTGGCTTCGTGATACCGGTAATATTCCGGCTGATAATAGCTGGAAGCCTGTCTATGTGGACGGTCAAAAGAATGTGATACACATTGATAACACTGATGAGCATGGAGTCGGTATAGGTTTTGGCTATGATTATCAGAGAGTAAAATTTATCTGCCGGGTATTTATTCCGGTAGGTGAGAAGATTGAGACAGTAGAAAATTATGTTGGATTTAGAATATAAAAAAAGATGGCTATACAAACCCAACCCAAAGACGTACAGGTACATATTGATCCTTATTCTTTCTTGGCAGAGATACAGGTTCTATCCGGTAATCCTGTGCAGAACTATAACAAGGATACGAACGACTATGAGCCGGATCGCTCGCTTATTCCCTGTGTGTTGATGCCTTACATATCCGTTCAGGACCCGGAAGGTTTGATGAACGGCAGTCAGGCAATTACTGGTGCCGAATGGTATGAAGGCGCTCCAAAATCAGATGGCAGTAATCGTATCGTAAATAACGATGATTATGTCGTGTCCGCAACAGGTAAACCTACTTATTCTTTGACGGTAAAGAAGAATGTGGATTATAACAATCCGATAGAGTTGCATTGTATCTTTTCTATCACGGACAAGCGAAAGAATACCCAGGAGAAGTTTGAGCGTAGTATTGTGCTTCGTACGAGTATCTTTGACTCAAACAATTACTCTTTGAAGATCAACCGTCCCAAAGGATGGACTATTAATCCTCTTGAGGTGGTGCCAAACAGTAAGGGCGAATGGCTGTATGATATAACCGCACAAATATACTCCGGTGAGGATATCGTGGCTGATGCCAATGCCGCTTTCTGGTGGCAGATACTTGACGGCACAACATGGCGTGACTTTACCGATGATGAATTAGAGGTCTTTGTCTCCGGTAAGAATGCAGATGGCACCTGGAGTAAAACACTGACGCTCGATGCCCGATTCTTCAGGAATATTTCTGTCCGTGTTCGTGGAGCTTATTATACTGGTACGCGCCCATCTTCTCCAACGTCAGACGAGATGCAGGCGACGACTTCCATCAAAGTGGAGATGCCGGGGACATTACGTGCCGACATTCGGCAGACGAAAGGTATCAAGATCAACTCTCGCATGAATACCACTGTAGGTTACGAGTGCATATTGTCTTACAACAAGCGGCTGATTGACAGCAGCAAGGACAGCCTGTTCGTGATTGACTGGTACGCGAAATCCGCCAAGGCCGGCAGTACGGCAAAAAATGTCGGTCGCGGCAGGACGGTGGAGTTCGCGCCTTCCGCTTATTCGTTCGATCCCTTATATCCCATATCGGTATATGCTTCAGTGAGGATGTACGCGGTAACGGCATTGGTGACTACGAGCGACAATAAAGCCCTCACCACGGGTGACAGCAAACTGATTATAACACCTAAATATGAATAGCTTATGAATTATCTGTTAGTGAAACCTGAAGAATTGTCCGGGCAGGGTTACGATTACAAGTATGCGGAACGTATTCCGGACGGCCGTGTAATCCTGCCGCTCAGTGCTTTGAAGGTGCTTTCCAATTTCAGCCCTGAAATCCTTTCGGATGACAAGTTGAAAGCACTGATTAAAGAGCAAAAGGAAAGCGGCCTTTATGATCCTCCCCAAGAAGATGAGGGCAACAATAGTGAAGAACCGATAACTGGTGGAAGCAGTAGTGATAGTGAATCTCCGGAAGAAGATATCACTACTGAAGAATCGACCGAAAACCCAGTTGAACAGAAAGGGGGTGAGGTATGAATCTTGAAGGAAGTTTTACCCTTATTGCCTTGATGGATGGTACTACCATCAACGGAACACTTCGTGTAGAAGGCACTCCGCTTGTACAAAGGTATAATAAAGGCACGGCTGTTTTCATTCCCGATTTTGAGACGTTGGCCGAGAATAACCGTCCGACTGTCGTTGTGATCCTGCGTGATATCTCTGATGGCAGCGTTCTTGTGCCCAATACGATTGAATTCCGCTACAATGACTTGTTACTGACATTTGACAGCAACGGTTTGTCAACGAATGCCGGTATGGTTGGGTATTTCAAAAAGGTGGATGCTTACAGCACAACAATCGGTGGTGACACTTATAAAGTGCCTGCTCTGCGTGTTATGAAGAATCTTGTGCCCATCTCCGGGTATGATAATGACCGGATCACTGTCTCAGGTACCGTTGAGATTGGCGGCTCTTCGATTGCCTTCAATGCGCTGTCGAAGGAAGTTGTTATTCAAGAATCTACCGGTAATCAGTATGATGTGCTGATATCTAACAATAAAGGTTCCCAACTTCTTTTGGACGGCGAATCCCTTACTGAAACAGCCCGTATTTTCAAAGATGGGGTTGAAATAACCGATTATACAGGGTTTACATTTCAGTGGGTGAAAATGCTTGGAGCCGGTGATACCAATTGGGGCACATCTCGCACACAGGCAGTCTCTACCAGTGATGTAGACAACGTATTGAAGCTACGTTGTGATGTGAAGAAAGACGGCTCACTAGTCGCCTCCGGGTATGATGAAGTGACTGACTTTTCCGACCCATACTATACGGTCATCAAGATTACCGGTATTAGCGGTAATACAGTAAAGAAGGGTGAAACGGCAACGGTCACTCCTGTTGCCGCAAAACGTAGCACGGGAGAGGAAGTTCCTTCGCTGATTAAGAGTTGGACATTCTCTCTGAAAGATAATGCCGGTGCCGCATTTATTTTGACGGGAAAGGATTCCGCGACGTTTACGGGTGTTAACGCAACAGTGACTTATGAAGATATGGTTCGTGCTAAGATGGGTTTATCAGGCTCTATTAGCGGGGTTGCATAAATTGTATGATATGATACTGACAGGAACATTCTACTTAATAGCCGAAACGGAACGCCTTTGGATTGGTGTCAATCCAGAGACAGTATCTTTGGATGCTCATAACGTACAGGCTGCACCGTTACAGGTCCGGTTTTGGGCCGGTGAAGGGAGTAATAAGGTGGCTATGTCTGCCTATCTCACGTTCAGGGTTGAAAGCGTTGTAGGGAGCAGTGTAACGAAGTTGTTTGAGGACAAACCTGTTTCAAAGGTCAGTTCTTATGACTACACTATTCCTTCAGATCAGTATGCTACCGCTAACCGTATCAGTATCTATGCTTATGAGGATGCTGCACGGACGAAAGAGATTGATAGCAAGCAGGTGAACATTGTTGCCGCCAATCCTACGCCTTTTCCACGTTCGGATGATTGGAACGTGGAAAATGTGTATAAGAACGGAGAGTATCTGAAGGAAGACAATGTGTTGTACATGTGGACCAGCCGCGTTTCTGGAAATACGGAGATCAGCCCGAAAGAGTGGATTGAAGCCCATCCGGAAAGTGGACTATGGACGCCTTATCCTTACGACAAGTTAATTGCGGCCGAGATTGCTCTCCTTAATTTCGCTTTGATAGGCTCGGCTGTATTCCAGGATGAATATATGATATCGCAGCAGGGTGTTGATGCATCAGGCAATCCTACCAATGATTTCCGAAAGTTTGGCACGGAAGAATTCACTCCCAATCTTCTTCTGGATTTTGCTACGGGTTTGTTTGAAGGTAATACCGTCAAGGTGAATGGAGGTATTTTTAAGAATATACAATCTCCGAATGGTTCTTTTAAGATCGATGAAGAAGGCAATGTCGAGATTATAGGTAAATTCTTAACCTCAGCGGGAGGGACACGAATAGAGATAGACCCTGAGGGAAATAAGATAACTATGTATAATCAAGACAACAACGAAGTCGGACGTATCAGTTTTGTTGAAGAAGATTGGATGGGAGGTAAGAATTACTACCCTAAAATCAGGCTGAGGACCTATCACAATGATGTGCTAAATTCAGAAATGAATATATCAAGCGCTGAAATTACATCATCAACAGATATGAGCGGTGACAATTATTTTTTTAATCTGAATCCACGAACAGGATTAAGGTTTTATAAAAATGATGTTCTAGGGAATACTTATCCGGCAACGTAAGGAATAAAATTAACAGAAAGAGAATAAAACAAAATGTTTAACCGGGATGAATCTGTAGTAAAACAATCGTCCCTTAAAAATGACAGATTATGGAGAAAATATATCTAAATGACGAAAGTGTAGTAAACGAACTGATAGCCAATATCCCGACGGCTACAACTGAGAAAAACGGCCTTAAACCAGCCAGTGATGCAAGGAAGGAAAGAGCGATGGCAACGCAGGTGTCAAGAGTTGTATATGAGTGGAATACCACAACGGCAATGAATACATCTCTTCTTATTAGTATTTCAGTTCATGGAGGTGGACCTATGACTTTATTTTATATGGCTATCTATAGATCAGCCGACATATTGAAGCCGCCTACGATAATTTTAAATCGAATAGGCGGAGCGAACGTTCCAGCGACACCGCGATTTAAAATATGGTCAAACGAAAGTACTGGCGCTTTTAAAATAATATTTGAACGAACACAATTTACACCGTATATATATGTAAAAATACTAAATACTATTATATCAAGCACCGACTCTATTCCTTTTTCGACGGCCAATCAGGGGGAAGTTGACGCAGCAGTATACATAGAGGAAACTAATCCAATCTTTATCGCATCTATTCAAAGGGATGGTTTAATTCAAAAAACAGATACTCATGTATATGGAGGTACTATTGATTCGACCAATGATTTAAACGATTTAAGATCAAATACTTATAGTTGGTCTTCTTCTTCCGTTCCGGTTAACTCTCCAGTAACAGGAAAGAGTGGAGCCATTGAAACTAGACAGCTTGACGGTAGCGGACATGTTTTTAAACAGGTAGCTTATATGGCAGATGGTAGTGTATATATGCGAGTTATGTATAGCACTGCTCACACCTGGAACTCGTGGTTTAAATTAAACGCATAGAGATAATGAGCAGGCAAATCACTCCGCCTGCTCATTCCATTCTATCTTTATCTTGTATCTATTACCCTGTGGTTCAATAAACAACATCTTAGAGTGTTCTTTTAACAAGTTAATCACTTTCATGTCGATATCTTCAAGGTATATCTCGCTCTTAGTCGTATCCATTCAATCCTCCTTTCTTAATCCGGTTTATAGCGTTGGTCTTATCTGTATATTTTCTTTTTATTGTGATTTTCTCAAAATGGCCGGAAATATAGAAATACTTAAAATATTTCTTGTCTATATTACTTAGATTCTTTCTGCGAATGGCATAGCTCAAAGTGTGTTTCATCAGCCCCAGATACGAATTCATGCCATCCGTACATTTTCTCACCTTCTCAAAATCATTTATTTCCGTATGGTTCAGTCTGTACGTTAAGTTCTGGAAATTAGCCACCGTTCTATTGGAAATGTATATCCGATCTCTTTTTACCACTGCGCCTGTAAATTTGACGCCCTTTGAGTAATGTTGGAGATACACTTTGTTTGGATGTAAAGTAAGCCTACATTCAGCTTCCAGGTATTTTCGTATAGGAGAAATAGCAGCAATTAGCTTGTCTTTATTTTCATCCACTATATAGAAATCATCCACGTATCTTCCGTGAAATACAAAACCTAACGTATCTTCCAGATAATGATCGAATGGGTCCAGATAAAAGTTAGCGTAAAGCTGTGATGTAAGATTTCCTATAGCTAAACCAAGGTCCTTATCTTGCAAAAACAGGCTTTTCCCTGGAGGAAGAAAACGCCATTTTGCCTCCGGAGATTTACGTATGCAGTTTTCTTCCGGATTATGCAGAATGGTAATGGATGACAGATAACGCAAGTCTTCTTTATCCGGACCGTTATAGTTCTCGCGTATAAACTCATCCATACGCTTGTTTAGTAGCTTTTTTGATATGGACATGAAGAAGCTTTTAATATCCATTTTCAATATATAGCAATCCTTTGTATAACCATCGCTGCACATCCGTATATCCTCATGCAGTCTTTTCACGCCATACAAAGTTCCCTTTCCTTTACGGCAATTAAAAGTGCGATTTGTAAACTGTGCTTCAAGCAGCGGTTCTATACGTAATGCGATATAATGGTGTATAATTCGATCTCTAAAGTCAGCAGCGAACACCTCCCGGTAGACGGGATGATCAACGATAAACGCGATAGAACGAGACGGCTTATATGTGCGGCTATTGATTTCATTGCACAGATCGACAAGACCTTCTTCATAGCCCACTTCAAAGCTAAGGGAATTAATAGAGTCACGTTTGTCTTTACGACAGTCGTAATAAGCTTCAAATAATCCTTCTAATTCTACCACTTTTCTTTTTTTTCTTTTAAATAATGCTGTAACCGGCCTAACCCGATTCTTGTTCGTCGCCTTAGTATTGTTCCAGCGATTGCCGTTACTGAAATTCAGATTCCACGCGTTCGTAGCCGAGTTCTCGGTTGTTTCTATGACTTACTTAGTCTTAACTCAATGGGAGTGCATAGACCATTCAATAAAAGAAATAGCTCTCTCACATCATCCTTGATGAATGCGATTCTCGCTGCCCAACAGGTAATTGTACCTGTGTGGCACTCTTCCATGCTGTGATTTGTTTACCGATGCTGCTCGTCATTCCGGCGATGTTCGCTTGTTGACCAAGAGTGATTAACTTTCTTTCCGCTGAAAGGCGGATGAGCACCTTTAAGAGCTCAAATTTTACAACGAAACCGTTCAAGTGCCTTGAACGGTTATCCTTAAACATGTTTGCAAGCTGTATGTACTCAAAGAGTTCAAGAGCCACGTTTACCATTTTCTGCCCGATGGTATATTTGTAAAGCCGTGGAAATTTCGATTGATAATCCACGATTGTGTTAACCAGTTGATATGTGTCACGATAAACCTTTAACTCCGATGCTAACATGTTGTCCTTTTATATTTTACAATCTTTTTAATTACCCTTTAAACCTTAAGAGATAAAGAGTTAAAGGGTTAAAGAGTTAGAATGCTGTAACCGGCCTAACCCGAAGCTTGCCCGTCGCCTTAGTACCGAGCCAGCGAAGGCCGTTACTGAAATTCAGATTCCACGCGTACGTAGCCGAGCCCTCGGTAGAGCTCCAGTAGGTAACTCTTGACAACTGCGTAGCTCCGCTGATTTTTTTCAATGCAGCATTTATGGCGTCATACTTTTCGTAGATCATCCCTAACTCTCCTAATGATGGTAACCACCACGAACCGGCAGTCACGCCTCCATTGCTATACGCTGCGCAATATCCCGGTGCATACCCTTCTCCATCTCCAGCGAATGCAACTGAAGCAACAATCTTGCTAGTATTGCTTTGGCCCGCATAATCAACGTCTGCTGTTGTCTTCACCGTTGTTGTTACCGCTCCACCGGAACCGGCAACGGAACTCCAATAAAGTGAAGATTCGTGAGGTGCAATCAGCAAGCGTCTGCCTCCTGACATGATTGCCACACCTACAGCGTCGGTTCTTGATGTAGTCCACTGTTCCCAAGGTACAAGAATCTTATTTTTATTGCTGTCTAAATAAACAATCCAAACTTCGCCTTTGGTAGCGGTGACTGAAGGCGCTACAACGCTTCCCAAACTAGCCTTACTGATCAATACAGGATTGCCGCTCGCATCCACTCCGCAAAGATAAGCAATATCATTTACTTTATCTAGGTCATTCATTAGTATTTTTTCCATATCTTTGTACTTTTAAGGGACGATAAAAGGATAACAAAAAACATAGGTATCTTTACACGCAAAAATGGTTTACGCATACATCAGAGTTAGCACGTCTAAACAGGACGTAGAAAATCAAAGATTTGAAATCGATAGATTTGCCAAAGAAAAAGGTTTAAAGGTTAACACTTGGGTTTCGGAAGTGATTTCGGGAACGGTTTCTACTAAAAATCGTAAACTTGGTTCTCTTCTCAAAAAGATGAAAAGTGGAGATATTCTTATATTGACAGAGGTAAGCCGTCTTGGAAGAAGCCTGCTAGAGGTCCTTACCGTACTAAACCAGTGTGTTCAAAAGAAATATAACCTATATACTGTGAAAGAGAGATACGAACTGGACAATAGTATTTCTTCTCAGATGCTTGCATTTGCGTTTGGATTAATGGCCGAAGTTGAACGTAATCTTATATCTATGAGGACAAAAGAAGCATTGGCACGTAGAAAAGCGGCTGGACAGCGCCTTGGAAGGAAGAAAGGTGGAAAGAATGTAAGATATAAGCTTGATGATAAAGAAAAGTTGATTCGTTCTATGTTAAGCCAAGGATGTAGTAAAGCGTCTATATGCAGAAAGTTGAAATGTAATGCTAAGACTTTGGATAATCAATTGAAAAGAATGAAGGAAAAGGTTGAAATATAAAAAATAATTCTTATCTTTGGAGCGTAGATTATGCCCATTAACAGCCCGTACTAGGTGTTGTTGATGGGCTTTTTTGTGCCCTTCCGTAAAAAATCCCGTCTGACTCTCACGAGCCGGACGAGATTGTGAGCGAGATAGTGTCCTAACTATCCTATTGCAAAGATAAGATTAATTTTATAAAATCAAAAGTAATGGATACGGAAGTTGTAAATGCGGCTCTTCAGACGGGAAGGGGTATTAGTGAATTTGGAATGATGGCTATCACGGCAGGCTTTTTTCTTGTATTATCCGCTTTAATGTGGATTGCTTGCTTTAGGTGGTTTATGAGTATTATTAACGGTATATTATCAGCTCAGGGAGCAAATTGGCAGGAATTAAAAAGACAAATGATTGAAAACAATCACATAATGACACGTATAGCCGAAGGATTACAACCGGAAACACAGTTAAGGGTTAAAACTCTATCTAATCTTCTTTTTGATCTTTCGGTAGAAAAGGTGTGTCGTATTATAAAGAAGATAAGAGAAGAGAATCATATAGTAGATAAGGAGAATACCATTAAGAAGATACGGACTTTGCTAACGAACATACACGAAGATCGTAATAGTAAACTTGATTGCTTTACCTATCATGGCAATAAATTGTCTGATTATACAGATAGGAAATGGATTGATCAGGTGGCAAAGGTGGTAGAGGCTGAAATATACAATGTAGAAGGTCCTAACAATGGGCGTGCCTATACAAACATTGAATCAGTTTATGCTAATATTAGATTAGAATTTTATCACAATTTAAACGAAAGATAATATGGCAAATGTTGAAAAACTGGCACCTCTTATCCTAAAGTGGGAGGGAGGTTTCGTAAATGATCCCGATGACTTGGGAGGTGCGACTAATCGAGGTGTAACTCTTGCAACCTATATGCAGTATTGCCGGAAGAAAGGTTATCCGGTACCAACCGTTGAGAGGTTGAAGAATCTATCTGAACATGAATGGACCGAGATATTAAAGACAATGTATTGGGACAGATGGAAGGCTGACCAGATAGAAAGTCAGTCTGTTGCTAATATTCTGGTAGATTGGGTTTGGGCTTCAGGAAACTACGGCATAAAGATACCTCAACAGCTTCTTAACGTTAAGGTGGACGGCATTGTCGGGCCTAAAACCCTTGAAGCTGTTAACTCACGTAATCCTCGTGAATTGTTTGATCTTATCAAGATTGCACGGTTTGATTTCATCGAGGACATATGTCGAAAGCGCCCTGCTAACAACAAGTTCAAGAGAGGGTGGTTAAATCGAATCAATGATTTCGTATTTGAAATAATATAACGGCAATGTACTATCACAGCGGAAGGCCGTTCAAAAGAGTTTATATGAACCTTATAGTAACACTAATAAAAAGAAAATGTTCATGAATAATCTAAAAGAAATGGTTAAGCTATCAATAATAGGTTTTATAGCCTTGGTTGTGATGGGAATTGTGATGTCGCTTTATTCCTGTGGGAGTCATAAATCTACCACAAGCCAGGAAACATCCATTCTGAGAAAAGATAGTACCGGAATGGCTGTTGATTTTGGATTTACCAGTAAGCAGGATATATCCAACTTCTTGCATTCTACTATGAATCGGAAAATAAACTGGAAGTTGTATGATACCAGTAAGCCGGTTAATCCGGATACAGGTAAATATCCGTTGCTGGCCGAAGGTAATACTGAAGAAGACAATCAGATTGATCAAAATACCAATATCGCATTGTTGAATAGTACTGCATTGAAATCGGATAGCTCATCGTCTTCCTGGAGTCAGGAAAACGATAGGCAGGAACAGGAGAAGCAGAACGACGAAACAACAGTGCCAAAACAGATATCTGGTGCAATATGGGCTTTAGCGACATTGTTACTATTGATGATTATTGCATGGATTATCTATAAAAAGAAAGGAGGCTGATATGATTTAGATCATTGATTATTAGAGATGAGTAGAAGCATCTCTAGTACATTAACAAATACTCTCTTTCTGGGGCTTAGAGATAAAAGAAAGCCCCCAACGCTCGCGTTTTACACCACATAAAACAATGATTAAGCATAAGGAATGCACGTTGGAGGCTTATAATACCTTTAACGCTATTCCTTATGCTTTGTTCATATATACAATGTTTTATGTGGTAAGGCAAAGGTAAACATAAAAATGAAAAAAAACATGTGTAAATCTGAAATCTTTGCCGAAATACTGAATTTAGTCTCCAAGGAAACAGAAATATCCGCAAATCGTATACTTTCTTCAGATAAGGATACTGAGACTGTTGATGCACGTTATTTATTAGTCCATCTTCTTTCAGAAAAGGGTTTTTATCCTTCCCAAACATCTATTCATTTGCATAAAACTAAAAGAGCTATCAATTACATCATATCCAATTTTCAGGAGCGCTTGGATAGTGGGAAAATGATGAGAATATATTTGGCAAATATAAAGAAATCTCTTGGAAATGGTTGATTTCAAGGGTTATAGCATATAGGTACTTTTGTTGCACGGTCAATATTGATCGGTACACAAAAGTTTTTTCTATATGGAAAATGATTATTTGACTTCTGGCGATCTCGCTATGTGGGATACCGCACGTTATGGACGTGGTGGTAATTGTGGGTGTGGATGTGGTGACGGTTATTATCATCATGGCCGTGGCATGGCTGCTACGGGTATTGGCTTAGGTGCTGGTCTTGGTGGTGGTGCTTTACTGCTTGCTATAGCCGCTGCATGGGGTGTAAACCAAGCTTCAAAAGCACGCATGAGAGCAGCTGAAAATGCAGCCGCAGGTAACGCGCGGGCAATTGATATCTTGGCCGCACGTGCTATTCAAGATGATGCTCGCAATAATAGCATCAATCTGGATGTGACGCAGACCTTGCGTAATCTGACCGGAGCTACGGCACAGGGAGGTTCCGCAAGCGCTCTTGCTACCGCGGAAGCTCTTGCGCTGCTTAACAATGGAGGTGGCAATGGATTAAATTCCGCCATCGGTGGTTGTAATTACTTACGTGTAGCTCGTGTTTCAGGTTCACGCCTGTGCGGATGTGATACATGTGGTAACGGTGAGTAATCATCAGAAAGCGGCATACCGGAAGAGTTATTCGGATATGCTGCTTTCCTTATGCAAAAACTATGTTCGGAAAAAATAAAATAAATCTTGGAATGATCAACCCCTCCTCTAAAATAGCATTGAAGATTAGCTGCCTACAAGCTTGCGGAAATGACGTGGATAAGGCTGAGAAACTATACAAGTTTTTTGCCGAAGATATAGCGTCTCTTCCCGATTTTGATATTCAGCCACCTACAACTATGCAGAGAGCCACACAGAGTGTAAATTCAATGTTTGGCTGGGTAAAGGAAAATAAGGAAGACTTATTGCAGGCATGGGATTTTATTCAAGGAATGAGAGGTAATGCGTCACGTGCCGCTACAGTTATGCCACCTGTTGATGTTCCGCCCATACCATCACCGCAATGATGAAACCATACAAAGTGACAATCTATGTGTATGCTGATGATGAGCAACAGGTGAAAGACCTTGAAAAAGCCGCTTACGAATTTGTCAATGACAAGTATCGCAGTGGAATACTCGTTACGGCTAGCAAACTAGCGCATGCACTTGTCAACTATAAGAATAACTTTTTTGTCAACAAATTCTTAAAATAACATATATGGCCAATGAACAACCCAGGCAACCACGTAACATATTTGAAGTGATTAATCAGAATGTGGTGGATTTGTCAAACGATGTGGTTGCAATCTATGAAAAGGTAGATGCAATCTACAAGGTATTGTATCCGGAAATATCTGAGCCTGACGCTCCCGGCGCAGAAGAAGATAAGTAATAGGGAGTATTAAAGCATTTGTATTATGAGCTGTAATTGTAACAGAATCCAGCCGGCAGTAATTACTCCGGTTTTGGCTGCCGGATCGGTAGCCTCGCCCTACTTTGTAGAGGTCAACATCACACAGAGATTGTGTTTTCCAACTTGTGCGGAGAATGCTCCAGTGTTCGATCCGAAGTTTTCCATGAAAGCGCTTGCAAACGTTGGTACGAGTCAGTATGTGGCAACTATCCATGTGGAAGGCATTATTTCTTACGTACCTTGCAATGGCGGATGCTGCTGCACCAAGCAACAGCCTCTGTCGCAGGATTTCACCATTCCGATCTTCTCGGCAACCGCACCCACATCAGTTATTGTAACGGCGGGTAACACCTCCAATATCGTAGCTGTATCCGGATGCCAGCAATGCGGAAGGACATTTGTAAGCGAAACTCCGTTGACACTCACGGTGGCATGATGCATGTAGTGACAGCACTGACGGCAATGGCGGCGGCAACACTGGCACAGCACCTCGGACTGACAGAGGCCATCGGAAAGATTATTACCAAGATTGCTAAATGCCCGAAATGTTGCTCCTTTTGGACCGCATTTATGGTTTTGTGGATGGAAGATTGCAGCTTGCCATTGGCCGTTGGATTGTCACTACTCGTCGCTTACCTTTCCTTTTATTGGGGATTGGTGCTCATTGTATTACAAAAATGGTATAACAGGTTATGGGAAAAGATAAAGTAAACAAAGGCAAGGATGAAAAGGAGGATCAACCCAAAGAAGCGGTCACCTTTACACCGGTGATAACGAAAAACGTATATAAACCGCTGCCACGTTTTGGTGGTTGCAAAAATTGTTGATTATGAAGCAATATAGCGAGATGTTGGAAGAAGCCAAGAATGCAGGACTTACCAACGAAAAAATAATGTGGAAAAGTGTTGCCAGTGTCAGTGAACTACTGCTGCTGGTAAAGCAGGATCATCCTGAAATGTATTGGGAGTTTATGCGTGAGCAACACGGTATACTATATGGAAACCATTATAATGAGGCTTTTGCTATGCATGACGTATCTATGATTCGATACATAGATAGGATGGGTAAAAAATGTGAGGGTGGATACTGGACTTTGGAACAAATCGAAAATGCAACCAAAGGCATGACTTTCCCCTCGGGGACAACGAAATGGGACAAGTATGTAGCTTTTAACGGATTTTATGCCGATACATGTACAGTTCTCGATGATGAGTTAATCATTAAGACTGCACATAAATTTTATTTTGCTGATGAGGATGCTCCTCCGGGTAAGATATGGTTGTATATGGAAGCAATGTATGAAGGAAAGTAAGGTTGACATATTGCTGGATCAGGCAGATTTCGCATTCTACTGTGATTTCTGCCTGATATTTAGGATTCTTCAATGGAATGTTTTTTAGAACGTTTTGAGAAGGTGCTACATTGGATAATACCTATTGCTGTATTGGTAAGGGTAATATCCATTTGTCTTTAATAAAGCTATATTTGACTCTTTCATTTTTATTTCTTTCCTTTGCAGGGAAGATGGTAGGATTAAGTGCAATAAATCTCGCAAAATGCAAACTTCTTGTAGAAGTTTCGCTATTGTTTCGCAATCTTTAATTTTTGAGATGTATAGTTGTTTGATTATTAGTGTTGTATGTAAAAACAAATATTAGATTCCGGTTCTGAAGGTCGTGCGTTTGAATCGCACCGGGGTCACACAACAAAAAGGGGGATACCATCACGGTGTCCCCCTTTTTCCCTTTCCAGTTGTAAAGTCAACTCTAATGTCCTACTTCCGTCATTTCTATCGGAAGAGTAGGATATATTCCTTTTAGTCCCTCTAGTTCTGTACCGGTAGCGTAAATAAATACGCATCTGTTTACAGCGGGAATCTGTATTTCTTTTACTTGTTCTTTCCATCTGCGTTTTACGTAAATGGTAGGGAGATAAGTTATCATGCCTTTATTTTCCAAAGTTTCTTTGGTTTTTCTTTCTTTTCGGGGCAATGTCAGTACAATGTACCAGTTTCGCGTTTCGTTAAGGCGGCTTTTAATGTCTTGGAGTATCATAATCAATTTTGATTGGCGTAATGATAAAATTGAAGGTATTGAAGAATTGTGGTTTATTGTCAACAACCATGGGAAGTGGTAAAACTTCCAGCCGTATGCTCTAATATTTCTTTTGGATTTTCATACCATTTAGAGTTTACACAGCAATTTTTGTCTGTGTATTGAGCTTGTATAGTGGCAGGTAAAGCCAAAAACAATAAAATCAAGAAGCAATTCTGTCTTTTGTACTTTTTATAATCATTGTATATCCATAATAGAATTGTCAAGATACAAACAGGAATCGCTATCAGAATAAGAATCAGTAGAGTCATGGTAATTTGATTATTTATTGTTTATATCATTCTGCGACAAAAGTATCACAATTTATTTGATAAAACAAGTGAATTGTGAATAAATAGGTATTACAGGACAGATAAATTTTTATTTCACTTCCTCTAGGTTTGGATAATAAATCGTACCTTCATGGAAATGGAAAAGACTACTATATACATCGGTGAAGTTATAAAAAATGTCATGGTTGAAAAACTGGTGACAAAGGCTGAACTTGCAAGGAGACTGCAAGTTAAGCCTCAGAGTGTTGACTATATGTTGACACGAAAAAGTATTGATACAGATACTTTATATAATGTTTCAAAAGCTTTGGATTATGATTTTGCCCTGCTCTATTCTATCGATAAAGAACAGATGAATTATGATAGGGAAAATGAAGCTTATAAACTCTCTACTGCCAAGATTTTGATAGAACTTGAGTTAAAACCTGATGAAATAATAAAGTTAAATTTAAGGAAAAAAATCAGTGAACTATTGAGATAAAATATTTTCTTTTCCATAAATAGTAAAGCGTCCGATTTCTTTATTCGAACGCTTTACGTAAGTTCTCCCAATTGTCGCAAAAATCCTGCATGGACGGGAATAATACATTTGCTCCGGCATCTAGTAAGACCTGTCCGTCAATGGGACCTGTGTTGACAGCTACTGTAAATATACCTGCTGCTGCACCGGCTTGTACGCCCATAGGCGCATTTTCTACTACGATAGCTTCATTGGGGGCTAATCCTCCTTTTTGTAAAGCCATCAGGTAAGGTTCCGGGTGTGGTTTCCCATATTTTACATCGAAGGCAGTTACCATCAGTTCGCGACGGAACATGCCGGGGAAGTTATGCGACAGACGGTCTAATAGTGAGTGTTGTCCGGAACCAGTGACTACCATCGGTATCAGTCCGTCCGACTTTATTTTCTGTAGTACTTCCCATGCGCCGGGCATACGTTCCGGTTCGGGGTTACTGTTGAATTCTGCACTCTTTTCTGCATAAATGCTCTGTATCATTTCGGGAGTGGCATCTTTTCCATATTGCCGTTGATAGACGATATTGATAGTAGCAGCTCCGGTTCGTCCTTCATGCAGATAAGCTTCTTCACGGCTCAGGTGCAATCCATGGCGTTCCATTACCTTGTGCCAGGCATCGGCATGGTAAGGCATGGAATTGAATAATACGCCGTCCATATCGAAAAGGACGGATTTCAATTGAATTCTGGAGTACCCGCTGGACTGAAGATAGCGGGAAATGGCTTCTTGAAACAT